GCACGTCCTTCCCTGCACCCCGACCAACGACTGCGCTTCCCCACCATTGCGAGAGATAGGCTGCCACTACTCGCTCAGTCCGCAGTCCTCGGTCTTTTCTGTGTCGTGTCATGCACGTCCAGCAGAGTTAACAATTCCACAGCTACAAGTCCACGATTGCTTCATGTAGCGTTCTTTGATTTGAGAAATAGTTGGATGCGCATTACAACCTTCGCAAATAATCGCCCAACCCATGTCTTGCAATATCTGAGCAGAAGCTCTTATGTGTGCCATTGCTTCTTCGTCTGGGAATTCTTCCCATTCGTTGTCTTGGTTCTGAAAGTATAATTTACCCACGATCAGCACGCTTTCCCCAAGTGCCATCTGGCTTTATTTCATACCAAATTGGTTCACACTTATCATCAGCACCTGCTGCTGAACCGCTTGTAGCTTGATTAGGGCAACGCCAATGACCCCAAGGCTTATTGCCAGCCTTGCTCACTCCATGCTTCCATATTCGAGCCCCATGTATGCAACTCTCGTCTGGCATTGTGCCCCCAAGAACCGCTTTCACCGTCTCGACTGCTGACTCCATAGTCTGAACTGGAGCTGCTTCCCATTGTGTCCATGGATCGCTTTCCTTTGCTACTGGAACATATTGCTGAGATGTGTCTGCCATCTTTGCCTTTACTTGTTGTACCGTATCTTGTACCACTTGCTTAGCTGCAACCTTTCCCATTTCCTCACGGCTCGCCCGCTTTCCCTTCGTTGCATATCCAGCGTTAGCAAGGGCTCTACCAATAGCAGAAGTCTCACAATTTTCCAATGCACTCGTAGCATTAACTCCGCGACCTTGGACTGTTTCTTCTGCCAAGCCTGTCGTCCAAGGGCGAGGGTCTGCCTCTGTGCGAAATACAGAAGCCTTAACAATAAAACGACTAGCTGTGCTCTCCATGATTTCTGTGTGAATCTGACCATCTGGGTGATCCTTCCAATACTTGATGAGCCGCTCTTCGACTGTCTCGTAATCATCTAAATTAAACATTAGTCAATCTCCTCTGATAGGGCGAGCTCTCCTGCAATAGCTCCGTAACCAAGCAGGTCAAGCCAGTGGTCAAGCAAGTATGGGGACTCTTGTGTTCGGCTAATCTTAACGAGCTGCATAATGATAGCGACTTGATAGTCGTGTATTGGAGTTTCAAGATATGCAGATAAGAGCATTGCAGTTCTGCGCATGTTGTCTTTACTGTCACCATGAGTATGGTTGCGGATTTTAATTGTGTCTGCTGCTGATTGGAGGAGCTCATTAGAATTCACCGTCCCATCCTCCTACCTGCGAATATTGACGCTGTGACTTACGATAAGCAATACGCCCTGCAATTTTGCCGTGTTCATGTCCCTTTGAGTAACCGATGAGGAAGCCAGTGAATGCACCGACTAGCCCCATCAGGACAAGTGCTTGATCTGTGTTCATTATCGCCAGCTCTCTGTGCAGTAAGTAGAAGTGATAACCCACTGGTTCATTGCATTGTCGTAGATTACGCAGAAATCCTGTTCCAGCTCTTTCAACATATTCTTTGCAAGCACAATATCTGCATAACGTTCGAACCAGTAAATAACCTTGTGATGAAAGGCCACAGTGCCTTCAAAGCGGCCTTCCTGCTTGATCCAATCTGTGCCATGCCAAAGCATTGAAGTCTCAACCAATCGGTCGAAGTCCTGCTCTAATTCATTTGTTGTAAGTAACATTTGAGCCCTTTCGTGTAGCACGTATCTCGGCTACAAGAAGAACTTTACGCCAAGCGAGCTAGACAGCAACCCATTTTTGATAACGAAACGGTAACAATGTTATCCACAGGCTCATCGCCAAAATCAGGCCTAGCGAACCCTTCCATAGACCTTGCCCTGCACAATAAAAGTGCCGTTCTTTTCAATATGGATAATGTCCACCTGCACGTTAGATCCATGCACATACATGATGGCAAAAGCTTGTTGCCAGTTTGCCGACCCATGGGTGTATGAGGCCTGCTTAAAGTCCATGAGGTTGCCTACCTCAACTCCATGCAGAACCCGCCCCAAACGGCCTCCAGAGGCTTCTGAGAAGGCACTGCGGCCTGCTCTATGGGTATGGCCGGAGATGACATTCTTGCCATGCCTGCGTGCTGCCTCAAGAGCTGAGAGCCCGCCTAGTTGCTTAATGGGTGTGTGATCGCCATGGACTGCAATCCAATTAGGAGCGATGGCCATGGGAGTCTTGTGGAAAGTTATCCCCAGCTCATCAAATTTCATAAACTTCTCAAAGCGCAGCTCAGGCAGGCTAAGAAAGCTGGGGATTTTCTTCATGATTATGTTGTACAACCGATCCGTATGGTTGGATCTTATACAATCGGTAACCCCCAACTCCCAGAGGAGCTGCACGCATTGGTCTCGGTCATCGCCAAGAGTCTGCTCATAGGCTTGAGGCGTGCCCTCCGACCACTTACTTATTGTCTGAAAGTCAATTTCATCGCCAATAGTCACAGTTTGGTCTGGCTTAAAGGTCGTAAGGAATCTTGCTATATTGCGCGTGACATGTACATCTTGGAACGGTACTTGAAGATCGGAAAGTATAACTATCTTCTTCATAGGCTCTTAATCCTCGTCGTCGTCCTCGTAGGGTATGTTGTCGATGCGATTAGGCAGAGAAGGAAGAATCCAGTCAGGATAAGCGTCACGATCTGTGACAATGGCCAGAGCTATATCTACGGCAAAGCCACTCTTGCGCAATGCCTTATACATCTCGTTTAGACCTATTGCCCATTGGTCTAAAGCGTTGTAAGTGTCTAGGTCTATGACCTTCTTCTTAGCTGCCATGGCAATAATTATCGGTCAAGAAGTATGTTATAGATCTCATCAACACGCGAGTTTAGTCGCTTAATTTCAGAGAGTAAATGAGTAATAACGTACCCAGATAGTCCACCGATTATGCCAAGGGTGGCAATGTAAAGCGTGAAGAAGTCTTGTTGGTTCATTTCTTGGGAGTTGCGTATCCAAACACGCCTGCTACTAGAGAGCCAAGGATTGCACGATAGTCAAGAGCAAAGTTTGAGGTAGTACCCCATACTGCTAGGAAAGCCCCGATGCTCATTAGGTAAGGGTTCTTCATATTCATGCTGTGCCGCCTATCATTGGGATATTAAAGAACGAGCCATCTGCATCGCCCTTCTTAGTGAAAGAAATATGGCAATGATGGTCGTGTTTATTGCTTCCAGAATACTTGCGCCAGCGCCAGCCCATGCGAGACGATGCAATCCGACCTTGGAAGATGACATAAGACACGCGTTTTGATTTATCACGTTTTGCAAAGAGTCGTAGTTGATCCGCAAGGTCAGGCATGAGGTCTGGCTTGGCTTTACCAGATAAATCCCTGTCAATGTCAATGGCTCGGACGATACCTTCTGCATCAGGATTGTGGTCAGAAGGACGTGCTTGATGACGAGTGTCGCCAATCCAGCCGTCTGAGGTGCGATCTCTATCTGGGTAACTATCATCGACTTGGAGTCTAAGCTGTTGCCCTGCCTTACAGAGCCTTGGCGAGTTCGACACAGCTTGAACACTCCCATCGCTTTTGGTCGGTTAAAAGTAAAGAATCATGTCCGCATTCAGGCATTGGTGCAATGAACGCATCATCTATTGGATCGTATGTAAATCCGACTCCTGCGTAGTTAAAGCGGATTCTGTTGTTATAGGAAGTACGCACACAAGTTTGACCCCTAAATTCGCCATACCAATCTTCTGGACTCTTGCCCTCGATTAGTTCAGTCTCGTCAATACCTACAATAACTTCTGTCACAATGCTGTCAGCATTAAGGAACGCATAATGAGCCATTAGAAGTTTACCGTTCCTGTTCCTGCTGTGAATGTTGTTGTCTTGAATCCACCAGCAGTAGCTGTTGAAGATGTAAGTCCTCCGCCTACTGTGAGCGTGTAGTAGTCAGGATATTTAATAATTACAATTCCTGAACCTCCAGCAGCCCCTGCTTTATTTGCCGCTGAGCCTCCACCGCCTCCGCCGCCTGAGCCTGTATTTGTCGCGCCTGTTGTTGCAAATCCTGTTCCAACTGCGCCATTTCCACCAATACTTGACCCACCTAAAGCCGAACCAGATTGAGCGCCGCCGCCGCCTCCGCCTGCATAAAATGTTGTTGATCCACTTATGTTTGTTGAAACACCAGTTCCACCGTAACTCTTGTTGGTTGCGTTCCATGCTTGTCCAACCGCCGCGGCTCCGCCGCCGCCTCCGCCATAGCCCGAATCTCCAAGCCCACCGTCGAAACCTTGATTTGTTGTTCCAGTTCCAACTGCACCTGCGCGAGTTGAACCTCCACCTGAACCGCCTGTAGCCCCAGCATTATTTGAGTCTGATGCTCCGCCGCCACCAGCGGTTGAAGTTATTGTTGCAAAAAGTGAATTAGTGCCATTAGAACCTTTAACTACTGCTGAAGTTGCACCACCGCCGCTTGCACCAATTGTAACTGTGTACGGTATCCCAGCGGTTAGGCTAAGCGCGCTCTCAAGTGATCCTCCTCCGCCCGTTGAGCCGACTGTGCATCGAAGCCCTCCAGCAGCCCCTCCACCCCCGCCGTCAAATCCTCCACCTGCTCCACCTGCGACTACAAGGTAATTAACCGACAATGCTGGGACTGGAGGCGCACCTGCACTTAAAGTTCCAGAAATTACATTGAGCATTAGGCGATGCCACCTACAACATACCAAGTGTCTGTCGCAGTTTTAATGCAAACTGCTGTTTTATATTGTGCAAGTGTAGGAGC